GTAGGGCTCGAATTTTTCCTAGCGTGGAATTTTTGGAGTGCTTAACAACTTTGCAGTTTCCTTTACTATGTAGGCATAGTGCTTAACAAGTCCGGGGAATGTTTATTACTTTTGCAGACTTAGCAAAGCTGAAAGGCGTTAGTAGATCAGCGGTTTCGCAAAGGAGGCAATCAGGAATATTAGACGGTGCAATTGTTAAGGTGGGAGCAAGGGAGAAGCTTAACAAAGATCTTGCGCTGGAGTTGTGGGATAAAAACACAGCACCAGTTTTAAATCAATTACCAGCTCAAACCAAGAAGGAACTAAAAAAACAGATTGACGCTTTGCCTGATGATGAGATACCTGATTTCAATACCAGTCGTGCAAGAAAAGAACATTGGCAAGCTTCCTTAGCCCAGTTGCAAGTACAGCAGCAAAAGAAAGATTTAATTCCTGTTACTCAGATTAAAAAAAGTAGTTTTGAAATGGGTAGAGCTATTAGGGAAAGCTTGGCAAATTTGGCGGATCGTTTAGCAAGTCAGATTGCAGGGGAAACAGATCCGCAGGTAATCCATAAACTGCTAACGCAGGAACATAGGGCGGCTCTTGAGCAGTTGGTAGAACAATGAACGCTTGGGAAGAAGGATTTTTGAAAGGGCTAAAACCACAGGAACCCTTAACTGTTAATGAGTGGGCTGATAAATACCGAATGTTGTCTAGTCGTGGAAGTAGTGAACCGGGGAAATTCAGGACTGATAGAACTCCTTACATTCGCTCTGTAATGGAAGCCTTAAGCAGCGATGACCCTACGCAAAGGGTCGTGTTGATGTTTGCAGCTCAAACTGGGAAGACAGAATGTATGAATAACTGGATTGGCTATTGCATAGATTATTCACCTGGTCCCATGCTTATTTGCCAACCAACTTTGTCAATGGCTCAGAGGTTGAGTAAGCAAAGGTTGGAGGGGATGTTGCAAGAAACTCCATGTTTAGCTGAGAAGATCCCACCGCCTAGAAGTCGTGACAGTGGGAATAGTCAATTAGCAAAGATATTTCCAGGAGGTGTTTTAGTAATTACGGGTGCAAACAGTGCGGCTTCTTTGCGTTCAATGCCTGCAAGGTATATAGGCTTAGACGAAATATCGGCGTACCCTGGGGATGTTGACGGGGAAGGAGATCCAGTTGCTTTAGCAGAAAAAAGAGCTTCTACATATACAAGGCGAAAAATATTATTGACCTCAACACCGACCATAAAAGACACATGCAGAATTGAGGCTGAATATGAAGCCAGTGATCAGAGGAAATTCTTTGTTCCTTGTCCTCATTGTGGTTCTTATCAGGTTTTGATGTTTGAACAGCTTAAGTTTGATTCAAAGAAATTAGAAAAAGTTGAATACGAATGTATTTCCTGCAAAGAACGTTTTGATGAAACAGCGAAAACAACAATGCTTAGAAAAGGAGAATGGAGAGCAACTAAGCCAGAAAATGCAGGTAAAACAGCAGGGTTTTGGCTCAATGGATTAAATAGCCCTTTGGGTTGGTTTAGTTGGTATGAAATGGTTGATGAATTTTTAAAGGCTAAAGCTGACCCCACTAGGATGAGGGCTTGGGTTAATAGTCGAAAAGCGGAGACATTTTCTTACGAATTTCAGGCGAAGTTGAACGCTCAGGCTTTGATGGAGACAAGGGAGGATTATTTACCTGGGACAATCCCTGAGTCTGTTGTTTGTCTATGTCTTGGGGTGGATGTTCAAGGTGGTCTTGGAAGTGCTTCTCAAAGATTGGAGGTAAGTTGTTGGGGTTTTGCTGCTGACCCATCGGGAATTGCTGAACAGATGTATTTGATTGATCACAATGTTATTGCAGGTGATCCGAATCAGAACGAAGTTTGGAGAGCTTTAGATGTTTTGTTAGATGCTGATTACGAACACCCAAGCGGAGCAAAATTAAAGATCAGTGCTACTGCAGTTGACTCTGGAGGGCTTGCAACTCAATCTGTTTATGATTACTGCATGAGGCGTAGAGGGAAAGGCGTTGTTGCGATCAAAGGTAGTAGTAGATCAGGTGGTCCGATCATTGGTAAAGGTTCAAGGGTTGATATTAATTACAGTGGGAAGATAAGAAAGAAAAGTGGGATTGTTTATTTATTGAATACAGAAGACATAAAGGACAGAATCTTTAGTAAGATAAAGAAAGAAGGAAAAATTCATTTCCACGCAGAGACAACGGAAGAATACTTCAAGGAACTGACGGGAGAATATCGGACAGAAAAAACTAATTCAAGAGGATACCCAGTAAGTACATACGAAAAGAAACCAAATCAAGCGGTTGAGAAATTGGATTGCTGTGTCTATGCCTATGCTGCTTACTCTTTGCTCTTAAAAACGACTATTAAAGGTAAATTCTTCGAAGAATGGGCTAAAAAGCTTTTAAATTCTCTTAAAACTTCTTCTGAAAACACGCTAAAATCAAAGAATACTATGCCTAAGCAGTCGTATGTCACTAATTGGTAGGGCTTATGTGGATCTCTAATATCCCCGCTGTTATTGCTGCGGGAACTACAGTTAAGTGGCGTGATGACTCCGCTACTGTCCCGTTTGATCAAAATGCCACGAGTACCGACGGCTGGACTCTCAAGTATTACCTGAGGAGCACTAGCACAGGTGCTCATACAGTAACGGGTACAAGTTACAATTCAGGATTCGAATTTAATATTTCTTCTACTGATAGCAGTTCTTTTGTTGGTGGGGATTGGACTTGGGAAGCTGTTATTAGTAAAGGTGACGACAAATTTAGGTTAGGTGTTGGTGAATTTGAAGTTAAAGACAGCCTGTCTTATTCGGGGACAGTCGGGCCGGTTGATATCAGATCTCAGAATGAAATTGATCGTGACAATATCGAAGCAGCTCTAAGAAAGTTTAATGATGGAATGCAGGAGTACAGCATTGGAGGAAGATCCTATAAAAGGATTGATATGGATAAATTAAGAGTCCGATTGCATGAATTAAATGCAATTGTCTTTAGGGAAAAAGACGCGAAAAAAGTCGCTCAAGGTTTGGGCAGCGGTAGAACACTTTACACAAGGTTTTAATTATGGGAATTGTTAACGCTTGGAAAGGTCTTTGGAGTTCAGGGGATGGGTTCACGGAAAACCCCCGACCAATGAAAAAAAGGACTTATGCGGGTGCTCAATCTAGTCGGCTGAATTTCAATTGGATTGCTTCGGGTACGAGTGCAGACAGTGAGATTTTAAGCAGCCGGGCGAAACTAACGCAAAGAACAAGACAACTCTGTAGAGATAATGTTTATGTGCGACAAGCCCAACGATCTATTTGCCTAAATGTTGTTGGTAATGGGACAAGGATGCAAGCCCAGGTTAGGAAACAACGCGGCGGGAAGTTAGATAAAAAGATTAATGATCATATCGAAATGGAATGGAAGAAGTGGGGGCGTTATGATTCTTGTTCTGCAAATGGTCGGGAATGTTTAGCAGATATTGAAAGGATTATTGTTAAACAACTTTTTGAAGCTGGTGAAGTTTTTGTCAGAGTAATCAGAAAGCCGTTTGGACGTTCTACTGTTCCCTTATCTTTAGAACTGTTAGAGCCTGAGCAGTTGGATGGCGATTATGCAGGAAAAACAAAATCAAAAAATAATGAGTGGCGTTTAGGAATAGAACGTGACAGTTTTAACCGGGCTGTTAGATATGCGTTCTTCAGAAATCATCCGGGTGATACTTCCTTCCCCTCTGCGCCTGGGCAAATGCACATGTTCATTCCTGCGAATGAAATCATGCACCTATATATTTCAGATCGACCAAGCCAAAGCCGGGGCGTTAGTTGGTTGGCTTCTTCTTTGCAGGACATGCACCATTTAGCGGGCTTCCAAGAAAGTCAAGTGGTTAGGGCCAGGGCTTCGAGTGCCTTAATGGGATTTATTACAACAAATGACCCTGATGGTTTAACTGGTGATGACGTTTATGACAACGAAAGGGTTTCAGAGTTTCAACCTGGGGCATGGAAGTATCTTGGCCCAAATGAGTCTGTTCAAGTGCCTGACTTGGATGCACCAAATGGAGAATTTGAACCGTTTATGCGTGCGATGTTAAGGTCGTTGGCTAGTGGGTGCGGGATTTCTTACGAGTCAGTGAGTAAAGATTTCAGCATGACTAATTACAGCAGTTCAAGGCTAAGTCTTTTGGAGGATAGGGATCATTACAGAATGATTCAGTCCTATATAGAAGAGAGATTTTTACAACCTTTATTTGATCAATGGCTAGAGCTTGCGGTTCTTAGTGGCAATTTAGATTTACCTGGATATGAAATAGAACCGGAAAGATACCGTCGCGTTAGATGGTTATTTAGGGGCTGGTCTTGGGTTGATCCACAAAAAGAAATCAGCGCCGCTGTTATGGCTGTAAAAGCTGGATTCAAAACCCAGGCCGAGGTTATCAGCGAATCAGGAGGAGATATTGAAGAGCTTATGCCTGCAAGAAAGAATGAGATTGAACAAGCCGAACAATTGGGCCTAAATTTCGATACTATGCTTACGCAGGCGGATCAAGCTAATATGACGGAAATTGTCAACAATGAAGCAAATGAAAAACAAGCGTGATTTAGAGAATCAGATTCAACACCGATCCGAACCCGTTAAATTTGAAATAAAAGAAGATCGAACAATAGAATTTCCATTTAGTTCTGAGAAGCCTGTTTTTCGTGGTGTCTTAGGAAATGAAATTCTTGATCATCGTGAAGGTGCAATTGATTTCTCTCGTTTAAATGATTCAGCCCCTTTATTCCA